AGGAAAAAAACTTTGTACGTATAGGGGTAAATTATGACAGAATTTGAACGTAAGTTTAGGTCTAGAGCAGGGCGAACCAGAAATGGTGGAGGTGGTGGTAGTGGTAGGGGTCTTAAAACATTATCCCCTAGACAACGCGCTGCCCGTGCGAAAGATCGCGCTAGACGAAAAAGGGAAGAAGCAGACAAGGATAAACCTACGGCTGCAATGTTGGCTATTCCGACTCCAGATAAAAAGATGTCCTCTGCGGCTACTGCAACAGCCACAAGATCAGACGTTACGAAAGCCCGTGAAGCTACGAGTGGCCCTAACGCTCGTCCTCAAGAACCTGTAGCTCCTCCTACAGCCCCAAAGAGTGACTTAAAAAGTTCTGGTACTTCTACCACACCTAAAGGTGATATTAGGACTCCTACAGCGGCTATTGTAGGTGAAAAATCTACTGGTGTTAAAGGCGCAAAAAACAACCCTAAAACGGTTGGCGAAGCTAAAAAACGCAAGTCGGATACTTTTATCGGTAAGGACGGTAAAAAGAAAGCAGCCGTCACCGCCGAAGAGCTAAAGGCTTCTGGCCTGTCCTTACGAGAGTTTTTAAATAAACGGAACAAAGCCCGTAAAAAACCCGTCAAAAAGAACATGGGCGGTAAGGTAATGGGTTATAAAGCGGGTGGTGGTGTTACCTCTCGTGGTACGGGTAAGGCTAGAAAGACTAACTCTTGCACTATAGTCAGGATGAAGGGTAGCTAAAGAGAAGAAAGTAATGGCTAAAGGTGTTAAGCACTACTTTAAAGACGGTACGGAACATAAGGGCGGTATGCATAAGCACCCTGATGGCACGTTAATGACAGGTAAAACTATGTCAAATACCGCTAAAAAGTTACATCACTACAAAAACCTTTCTACTAAGGCTAAACAAAAAGCCAAAGCTGGTTGGAGAAAATGACTACATCAGGTAGCACAGCATTTAACATGCCGTTTACAGAGATCGCTGAAGAGGCGTGGGAACGAGCAGGGCGAGAATTACGGTCAGGGTATGACTTACAGACCGCTAGACGTTCTATGAATTTAATGACCATTGAGTGGCAGAACCGTGGCATTAACATGTGGACGATTGAGCAGGGGATAATTAATCTTGTTCAAGGACAAGCTACTTACGCGTTACCAGATGACACTCTTGACCTATTAGAGCAGTCTATTCGTACGGGAGCTAACAATACAACGACACAATCGGACTTAACCCTTAATCGAATTAGTATTGTTACGTACGCGTCTATCCCCAACAAAATTACGCAATCTCGACCTATTCAGGTCGTTGTGCATAGAGATAGCGGGCAAACTTACCCAACAGGGCTTACATTAGCAGTTACCGCCGCTAGTACAGACACGACTATAACCTTAAGTAGTGTGGCAGGACTACCCCCCGCAGGATTTGTAAAGATTCAAAACGAGATATTGAATTACGGGCACATCATAGGCAACGTGCTCCAGAATTGTTTTAGGGGGCAACAGGGCACTACAGCAGCTACGCATACCGTTGGGGGTACAGCCATACCCGTTTATTGGGAACAAGTTCCTGCGGTTACTGTGTGGCCTGTGCCAGATAACGTACAAACTTACCAGATAGTCTATTGGCGTATGCGAAGAGTCCAAGACGCGGGTGATGGTATTGAGACAGCAGACATGAACTTTAGGTTTTTCCCTTGTTTAGTTGCAGGGTTGGCCTATTACATCGCTATGAAAGTACCTGAGTTTATGGATAGAGTGCCGATGTTAAAGACTATGTATGAAGAACAGTTTGAACTTGCCGCAGGGGAGGATAGAGAGAAGTCCTCTATTCGATTTGTCCCACGCAGGGGTATAATCTAGCGATGGGTAGCCCATTCGCTTCAGCGCGTATCGCTAATGCAATGTGCGATATTTGTGGCTTTGAGTACAAGTTAAAAACGCTTAAGGACTTGGTTGTAAAGGGTAGAAATACTAATATAAAGGCGTGTTCTGAATGTTGGAACCCAGATCACCCGCAACTTAGATTAGGAGAGTTTCCTGTATCAGACCCACAGGCAATTAGAGACCCGAGGCCAGATAGAAGTCTTGGAGCGTCTGGAGATTTTAGTAGTAGAGATATACAGTGGGGGTGGAACCCAGTAGGCGGCGGTAATGACCCCTATACTCTAGCCCCTAATACCTTAGTAGCTAGTAGCCTACTTGGAACAGTTACAGTAACGACTACATAGGAGCAATATCATGTACAACCCTAAAAATGTTTTTGGGATGAAAGAAGTAAAAGTACATAAAGACAAAGGTGTACATCCCTGTAAGGAAGCACCAAAGCCTGATATGAGTGGGGTTAAAACCTCCGGTATTATGATGCGGGGTTACGGCGCAGCGACTAAAGGTCGGATGTGTCGAGGGCCAATGGCCTAAGAAATGAACTACACGGAGCTAAAAGCTAATATCCAAGACATTTGCGAGACATCTTTTACAGATGCTGAACTTGCTTTGTTTACGGAACAAGCGGAACAAGGCATATATAATACAGTTGAGATTCCTGCTTTACGTAAGAACGTAACGGGAACAACGACACTGAACAATGTGTACCTAGATGTACCTGCTGACTTCTTATGGTCATATTCTTTAGCTGTTGTAGACGGAGATGGGAATTACTCATACCTGATAAACAAAGATGTTAACTTCATACGCGAAGCGTACCCAAAAGTTACCTCAACGGGATTGCCTAAACATTACGCATACTTTAATGACGATGCGTTTATTGTTGGGCCTACTCCTGATAGTTCTTACAGTGTAGAGCTACATTACGGGTACTATCCTGAGTCTATCGTTACCGCAGGAACAACGTGGTTAGGGGAAGAGTTTGATAGTGCGTTGTTAAACGGGGCATTAGTAAATGCAATAAGGTTTATGAAAGGTGAGCCTGATCTTGTGGCTCTGTATCAGAATTTGTACGCTCAAGCTATGGCTCTACTTAGGAATCTTGGTGCTGGTAAACTACGAGCAGATGCGTATCGTTCAGGTCAATTTAGAGTAGCGGCAGAGTAGGAGTTTAACGTGGCAATTACACAAACAATGTGTACATCATTCAAAAAAGCACTTTTAGACGGTGAAATGGACTTTAGTGCTAATACAAACCAATCCTATAAGATTGCGTTGTATACAAACAGCGCGAGTTTAGACGCAACTACTACGGTGTACACTACCGCCAATGAAGCGTCTGGTACAGGGTATACACCGGGGGGCGTTGCATTAACGATCTCTACAGCCCCTACAACTTCAGGTACTACCGCATATTTAAGTTTTAGTAATGCTACTTGGGCTAATTCTACTATTACCGCTAGAGGAGCCTTGATATATCAAACTGGGGGTACTACACCGGCTGTAGCAGTGCTTGATTTTGGCAGTGATAAGTCTACTTCAGGGACTACTTTTCAAGTTACGTTCCCTACAGCAAATGCTACTACTGCAATTGTTAGGGTAGCGTAATGCCTGTAGTAGTTACAGGAGTAGTAGCCACAACACAGTTAGGTGCGGTACAAGTATGGGGAGTTATTACTCCTAGCCAAAACGCAAACTGGCAAAATGTAGCCGTATGAGGTTAGAAATATGACAACGCAATATACTACGATCCTTAAGTTAGCACTTCCTGTATCGGGGGAATTGAGTGGTACTTGGGGTGATGTTGTTAATGACAATATTACTCAGATGGTTGAGCAAGCTGTAGCGGGTAAGGCCGTTATCAATTCGTGGACTAATAACGCACATACCTTAACTTCAGCAGATGGTACTTCTTCTGAGGCTCGTTGCGCTATTCTTGATCTTACTGATACTGGAACCGCCCTATCAGGCGTAGGTTCAGTTGTTTGTCCAGCGCAGACAAAACTTTACATTGTAGAGAATAATACCGCACGGGTTATAACTGTTAAGACACCCAGCGGTAGCGGTATTGCTGTCCCTGTTAACAAAACAATGCTGGTCTATTGTGACGGTACTAATGTTGTTGAAGGGCTTACACATACAAATAGCCTCAGTCTAGGAACTAGCACAACAACAGCCTCGTCTATTCTTGACGAAGACAACATGGCATCTAATAGTGCTACAGCCTTATCTACTCAACAATCTATTAAAGCCTACGTAGACTCGCAAGTAGGTACGGTAGATACCCTAACTGAGATATTGGCTAACGGTAATACTACTAGTGGAAGAGATGTTATAGCTAGTACCGATGACAAAGTACAGTTTCGAGACACGGCAATATACATTAACTCTAGTACAGACGGGCAGCTAGACATTGTTGCTGATACAGAGATACAGATTGCGGCTACAACTGTAGATATTAATGGGGCCGTTGCTCTAAACGGAGCGATGGCGGGAGGCACAGACATCACTATTAGTGGTGCGCTTAATGCAGCCACTCTGGATATATCTGGGAACATTGACGTAGATGGTGTCTCTAACCTAGATGCAGTTGATATTGATGGAGCGGTAAGCATAGCCGCCGATACAACTATCGCTGGCACAAGCAAGATAATTTTTAATGACGCTTCTCAGTTTATTCATGCGCCCAATGCAACTACCTTAGACCTCGCTGCAACTGACGAAATAGAGCTTACCGCTGTATTAGTTGATGTGGTAGGCAATTTAGCAGTTAGTGGTGCTATAGACCTTGAAGGCAATATAGATGTTAACGGCACTACTAACCTAGATGAAGTCGATATAGACGGTGCTACTCAGATAGATGCTGCGGTTACAGTAGGCGTTAACGACACAGGGTATGACGTTAAGTTCTTTGGGGATACCGCTGGTAAAAATCTACTGTGGGATGCAAGTGAAGATAAGCTAGATGTTACAGGCTTAGTAGATATTACAGGCCCATTAGATGTTACGGGCACAGTAGAGTTTGATGGGTTATCAGGTACAGGTTCGGTAACTGTTACAGACATACTTGATGAAGACAATATGGCATCTAACAGTGCCACTGCTTTAGCCACACAACAATCTATTAAAGCCTATGTGGATACTGGTGGTGACACAAACGCGCTATCAGCCGTATTAACCGCAGGAAACACTACTGGCGGTACAGATATAATAGCCAGCACCGATGATAAGGTGCAGTTTAGGGATAGTGCTATCTACATTAACTCTAGCACTGACGGTCAGCTAGACATTGTTGCTGATACTGAAGTACAGATAGCCGCCACTACAATAGATATAACCGGAAGTTTAAATGTTGATGGCAGCACCTTTAAAGTCAACGCTAGTAACAACCGTGTAGGTATTCTAAATAGTAGCCCAGATGTAACTTTAGACATTGGCACGGCTACCGATGCAGTACACATGCCTAGTGGATCAACCGGACAAAGGCCGGGGTCACCCGCAGCAGGGTATTTCCGCTACAACACTACCACTGCGGGGTTTGAAGGGTATACCGATGCGTGGGGTGAGATTGGTGGGGGTGGCGCTAATTTAACAACAAACAACTTTACGGGTAATGGTTCAACAACTGGCTTCACTCTGGGTATTAACCCCGAAGTAGAGCAGAACACGTTTGTCTACATCGACGGTGTATACCAGCAGAAAAACACTTACAGCACATCAGGTACAACTTTAACCTTCAGTACAGCGCCTCCTAACGGGACGTCAGTTGAAGTTATGTCGATGACGGCTACCAATAGCATCGTCGGTACAGTATCTGACAACGCGATAACCACTGCCAAGATAGCTGACGGCAACGTCACACTGGCTAAGATGGCGGCAAACAGCGTTGACTCGGATCAATATGTTGACGGAAGTATTGATACTGTTCACATAGCAGATAGTCAGATTACTGTTGGTAAGATGGCAGCGAACAGCGTTGACTCGGATCAATATGTTGATGGAAGTATTGACACTGTTCACATAGCAGATGACCAAGTAACTGGGGCTAAACTCGCAAACAACATCGACATTGCAGGAACGCTTGATGTAACGGGTCTGCTTACCGCAGATGCAAGTGTCTCGGTAACAGGTAATGTAGACATCTTGGCCCAAGGTGATCTCAGGCTCCAAGATTCAGCGGGTGGTCAGTATGTGGCTATGCAAGCACCTGCCACTATTGCTACTTCTTATACATTGACGCTTCCCGCAGACGATGGCGATGCTGATCAAGTCCTAGCCACAAACGGTTCAGGGGTCTTAGATTGGGTCACTAGCGGAGGCTTATACGATGCGTGGTCAATAATAACGTCAGCCACTAATTTGGCCTCCGGGGGTCAATATATTTCTAATAGCTCTAGCGCGTTAACACACACGCTTCTTTCTGGTTCTGCTGGCTCAACAGTCACCATTAAAAACAACGGATCAGGTCTAGTGACGATAGCTAGAACAAGTTCACAGAAAATTAACGGTGTCGATGCTGACGCTACGATGCCACAGGGCAACGCTGTCCAGCTAGTTTACGTTGATGGCACAACCGGATGGCTAGTCCTCTAGGAGAATAAAATATGGCAGTGATAGGCGGATCAACCCCAATAAAATCAATCCAACGTGGGTCTACTGCGGTTACCTTTAATAGTACTGTTACTGCAACAATTAATTCAGTAGACGTAACAAAAAGTATGGTTGTTGTCTCTACAAAAAACGGTTGGCTCTCAGGCCATGTTAGTGGTGCTTATTCTGGAACAGTTTCAATTACAGCAGGAGTTGTTTTAACAAATGGAACAACGCTGACCTTTACTGCGGGTGATGGCTATCGCTATCAATCACAAGGTAATGCACAGTGTGCGACAGATTGGGAGGTAGTGGAGTATGTCTAGTATTTTTTATGCACAGTTAGGCAGCGAAAACATATGCATTTCGGTAACTGAATACAATCAGCCTTTAGACAACGTGCCGTCTAGCTACATTACAATTGACTCTTTCGATAGCAGTTTTGTAGGTAGAACGTGGGATGGCACAGATTGGGAGGCAGTATCAGCTCCTACTGATGCAGAAACAGCGAGAGATTGGCGAGATCAGGAGTTAATGGCGAGTGACTTTATCGTGCCTATAACAGATCACCCACAACACGCTGCATACATGACATATAGAGCGGCACTTAGGGATTGGCCTAGCACATCAGATTTTCCAGACACCAAGCCCACATTAGGGAGCTAACCAATGGCGTTAACACAAGTAAAAACAAGTGTCCTTGCGGATGATGCGGTCACTGTAGCTAAGATGGCTGTAAACAGCGTAGATAGTGATCAATATGTGGACGGGTCTATTGATACAGCGCACATAGCAGATGATCAAGTAACTGGGGCTAAACTCGCAAACAACATTGATATCGCGGGAACGCTGGACGTTACAGGGCTACTCACGGCAGATGCTGGGGTAACCGTAGTTGGTGCGCTTACCTTGGGCGGTACTGCTGTTACCTCTACAGCAGCGGAACTTAATATTCTTGATGGAGTTACTAGCACTGCGACAGAATTAAATCTGCTTGATGGTGTAACAGCAACTACCGCAGAGCTTAACTATCTCGATATAGCGACCTTGGGTCTAACCGCAGCAAGCAAAGCAGTTACCGCAGATGCAAATGGAGTCATAACGCTAGATAATGGTTTCAGCGAAGAGTATGCAGCAGTTACCTCTAGCTCTAATGTTGTATCGCTAAACCTTAGAACAGCTAATAACTTTAGCCATGATCTCACTGAAGCAACCACAGTGTCCTTTACCAATCCAGCAGCATCTGGAAAGGTCAGTGCAGCTACGTTACGAATTATTCAAGGCTCTACAGCCAGAGCAATCACATGGAACTCAAGCATAAAATGGGCTGGCGATGTTGCTCCTACCTTGTCACAAGCCGATAACGCAGTAGACATCTTTGTGTTCTACACGTTGGACGCAGGTACAACATACTACGGATTCACAGCCGGACAGGTAATGAGCTAATGACCGTTGCTACTAAAATAATGATGGGCAGTGGTGCTGTAGCTGAAGCCTACGAGATAGAGCAGTCGCTGATATTTCAGCCTAATGCACATTTTTCAAGAAATGTTGGTTCTGCTAGTAACAGAAAAACATGGACTTGGAGTGCATGGGTTAAGCGTTCTGCTCTTGGCCTTTCTAATGACCAAATGCTTTTTAACGCTGGCCCTAATGGAAGTGACAGTGATAGCAGTTATTTTGCTATCAGATTCGGTCGTACAGCTTTTGGCGCACAAACAGATGCTCTTGTTGTCAATGGATGGAATACTAACTGGAGAATAACTAATCGTTTATTTAGAGATGTATCCGCTTGGTATCACATTGTTGTAGTCCTAGACACTACACAGTCAACCGCAGATAACAGGATAAAAGTTTACATAAACGGTACTCAAGAAACTTCTTTCCAGACAACCAACAACCCTAGTCAAGATGCTACTTTAGGAATTAATCTTAATCAATATCACATGATCGGCGCAGAAAATGTTAGCGGCAGTGATAGATATTTTAGCGGTCAAATGGCTGAAGTAAACTTTGTTGACGGCACTGCGCTTGACCCTAGCTCCTTTGGCGAAACTAGCTCAGACACAGGACAGTGGATACCCAAAGAATACAGCGGTAGCTACGGAACGAATGGTTTTTACTTAAAGTTTGTAAGCGGTGCTTTAGGTACTGATTCAAGCGGTGAAGGCAACAACTACAGTGCGGCTAACCTAGCCAACTCTGACGTTGTCATCGACACGCCTACGAATAACTTTGCTACGTTGAATCCTTTAGCAGGAATGTCTACCACGGCTGCTTTTACAGAAGGAAATCAGGCGGTAGCTTTAAGATCAGCTGGTGTTCCAACAGCGCACCAAGCTGTTTCAACAATGTCGATACCAACTTCTGGAAAATGGTACTGGGAGCTAAGAATTTTGGGTGGAGGTTATCCGGATGGGTTTTCAATTGGAATGTGTCCTCAAGGTAATTTGCCGGCATTAGCCGATTCAGGAAATTTTGGATATGACTACTACAACGTTTCTGGTGGTAAAAAGTATAACGGTGAAAGCAGAACATCCTATGGGTCAGCGTGGTTTACTCAAAATCAACAGTACATAATGTCTGTTTATTACGATGCAGATAATACATCAATTGGTTTTAAACTTAACGGGACAGATCAAGGCTTTGCTTTTACAAATGTTAATCCCGTTGAATACCTTGCAGCGTTTCGTAATAATTCTGGAGGGACGACAACATCTCCAATATTATATGTAAACTTTGGTCAAAACGGTACGTTCAACGGTGCTGTAACTGCTCAAGGAAACGCAGACGCTAACGGTATTGGGGATTTCTACTACGCTCCTCCATCAGGTTATTTAGCACTATGCACCGCAAACCTCTCAGACCCAGCAATCCCCCTGCCTTCAGCGCAGTTTAATACGGTGTTGTATACGGGTAACGGAAGTACTCAATCAATCTCTGGGGTAGGTCATCAACCTGATTGGGTTTGGATTAAAAACAGAGCAACAACAGATAATCACGTTCTAACAGATGCGGTCAGGGGAGCTACAATACAAAGCGGATCAAATTTAACGGGGGCAGAAGTTACAAACGATGACGGCTTAACAGCTTTTGCTTCTGACGGCTTTGCAATAGGCGATGATGTTGAGGTAAACACTAATAGCGAGGCATATGTTTCTTGGAATTGGAAAGCCAATGGGTCAGGATCAACAAACACAGTAGGAAGTTTAGATGCAGTTGTTTCTGCAAATGCAGCCGCAGGGTTTTCAATTGTTACTTATACAGGCAACGGCAGCGCACAGAGTATTGGTCACGGTCTTTCTAAAGACCTAGAGTTTTTAGTTGTAAAAAATAGAGACGCTAATGCTTCTTGGGTTGTCCAAGTTAGCACTACTGTAAATGATTATATGTACTTAAATGGTACTGACGGCATTCAACAAAGCTCTATATTTGGACTAGACATAACAAGAAGTAATGATGGCACATTTTATTATGGCGGCCCTAATTATATGGGCGCAAACGGCGTTGATTATCTGGCGTATTGTTTTCACTCAATTGAAGGTTATAGCAAAATTGGCTTTTATACCGGCAATGGATCTGCGGATGGGCCAATGGTTAACACGGGTTTCAAACCCGCTTGGTTGATGATTAAAAACACATCTAATGCGCAGGATTGGATTTTGTTTGATAACAAAAGAGACCCGTTTAACGTGACCCAACAGTTTCTTTACCCAAATTTGAGTAATGCTGAAGCTGCTGGAGGAGCGGGTGTAATAGACCTACTTAGCAACGGCTTTAAGTTGAGGAACGCTGGAACTAGAAATAGAAACTATAATGGTGATGTCTATTTATTTATGGCCTTCGCTGATTCACCTTTCAAAAGCGCCACCGCCCATTAAAGCAGGAGAATAATATGTACGCACAAATCACAGACGGGGCGATATCGGCAACGGGTACGCTCAAGCAGTTGTTCCCTAACACCAGCTTTCCCGGCGGCATAGCCGATAGCGACTTCAAGACAGCCAACGGCCTACAAGACATCGTCCTTGGGGAGCAGAAAGACCGCAAGTATTACTTCGTCACGCAAGGCGATATCACACTCGTAGACGGTGTAGCGACTCAAGGTTTTACCAATACCGAAAAGGCTATCGAGGACGTTGACGCTAAAGACTCAGACGGCAATCAGTTGTTTGTACAAGTCTGGGACGCTGACTTTGATAATGGAGAAGGCGAAGAGCCGGGGAAGATGGTAGACACTAGCGAGAAGTTGATAACTCGCGGTCTAAAGCACACCATGAAAGCTCAAATCAAGTCTCAAGCCAACAGCGCACTAGCACCAACAGATTGGATGGTTATCCGAAAGGCAGAGCGAGAGACACCTATACCCTCTGCTACAGTTACTTATAGAGCCGCAGTCATAACAGAATGCGCTAGACTAGAGACAGCGATAGCGGATGCAGCAGATATAGATGCACTAGCTGTAGTGATGGGCGCACAGAACTGGCCTGATGCTGTCTGATGAATGGTTTTAGCCTTCCTATTAATAGTAAGCGTGGGGCAAGCCAACTTTGGTGAAGAACAGCCGATGGTTTTCAGGGACGCATACCGCTGCTGGACATACGCTAGGATATTTCAGTACGGACTGCGGTCACCTAAAGACATATTACGGTATGGTAGCCCAGTAGAAGCATATTGCGTACCCAGTTGGGTGCCTGAAGACAGCGAGTTTCAAGATTAAGGAAGTTAGTAATGTCCGAAGAAGTAGCCCTAAAAGCCTTGAGTAAGATAGACATCCACGAAGCAGAATGCTCTTTACGGTACACAGCCATTGAAAGGCGGTTAGAGGCAGGTAGCAAGAGGTTTGATAAACTTGATAACATGATTTGGGGTATCTACCCTTTAATTATATCTTCTATGATGGGGCTTATCTTTGCGGTGTGGTTTAAATGAAAAGACTTGTAGACATGCTAAAACGGCATGAGGGGGTTAAAACCCACGCCTATAAAGACCACCTTGGTTACGTTACAGTCGGGGTAGGCCGTTGCCTAGAAGCAGATGTTGGCCTAGGACTATCTGAAGACGAGATAGAATACCTACTAAAAGGTGATATTTCTCGGTGCAAGGATGAGCTAGAGAAAGAATACAGTTGGTTTGGTGCCTTAGATACAGTACGTAAAGAAGCATTGATAGATTTGTCGTTTAACGTAGGGCAAACTAAGTTACGCGCTTTTGTTAAAGCCTTAACACATATGGAAACAGGTGCTTATGATGCAGCCGCTGACGAGTTTTACGATAGCCGTTGGGCTGCACAAGTAGGTGATAGATCAGTGGAAATCTGCCAGATGATTCGCTCTGGAGAGTACCAGCAACGCTAATAGGGTTTTTATGCCATTACAAAAACTAGCATTAAAGCCGGGAGTTAACCGGGAAAATACCCGCTACACTAGTGAAGGTGGCTGGTATGAGTGCGATAAAATCCGGTTTAGGCAAGGTACTCCTGAAAAGATAGGCGGGTGGAACCGTATATCTAGTACTACTTTCTTAGGTGTTTGCCGCTCTTTGTGGAACTGGGTAACTCTTGGGAGTTTAAGTCTCACTGGGGTAGGCACTCACCTTAAGTTCTACATTGAGAGTGGGGGAGTCTATAACGACATTACGCCTATTAGAGCTACAGTTACCCTTACCAACCCCTTTACTACTACGACTAGCAACCCACGGGTCGTTACGGTTGTAGACTCTAATGGGGGGTTTGTTTCTGGGGACTTTGTAACCTTTTCCGGTGGTAGTGCCGTAGGTGGAGTAACCATCGTAGGTGAATTTCAGATAACCTTAAGAACAACTACTAGCTATACTATAGCGATAGCTACTAATGCCACTTCTGCTCAGACGGGCGGGGGTACTGTTACCGCAGCGTACCAGATCAATACTGGGGAAAGTTTTGTAGTACCTGTAACAGGCTGGGGTGCTGCTGCATGGAGTGCTGGCGCATGGAGTACTGGTGCAAACACAGATCAACTTATTCGGCTGTGGTCTCAAAATAACTTTGGGGAAGACCTTATATTTGGCCCAAGAGGAGGGCCAATATACCTATGGGATGCGTCAGGAGGAGTTGGCGCTAGAGGTGTAGCATTGGCTGGCACTAACGTACCTTTAGTGCAGAACGCCATGCTTGTATCGGATATAAGCCGTTTTGTATTTGCTTTTGGGTGTAACCCGTTAGGATCATCTGTGAAAAACCCAATGCTTGTTCGTTGGTCAGATCAAGAAGATGCTACTCAATGGACTCCAGCAGCGACTAATCAAGCAGGTAGCTTAGTACTTTCTAATGGTTCTGAGATCGTAGCTGCCCATCAAGCAAGGCAGGAAGTGTTGGTGTGGTCAGATGCTGCACTGTATTCGTTACAGTACGTAGGAGCACCCATTGTATGGGGCGCACAGCTTGTGGGGGAGAACACCTCTATTATATCTCCTAACGCGGTAGCTTATGCGAATGGAGCAGCCTATTGGATGGGTCAAGATAAGTTCTATGTGTATGACGGTGCGACTAAGCCGTTAACGTGTAACCTACGTAAGTTCATCTTTAATGACCTTAACCCTGCACAATATGACCAGATACTTGCTGGAACTCTAGAGTCTTACCATGAGATATGGTGGTTCTATTGTTCTTCTGATGCGACTGTAATCGACCGCTATGTGGTGT